TCGGGCTTCTACGTTACGGCTGTTCTGTATCTCAACAGGCCATTGATCGCCAGCGGCAAACTTAATATCGTTCAGCGCTTCGGCTCGATTCATAGAATCCGCTTCATTAACCAACCGCCAAAACTTAATGGCTTCATTGATTCGTGGATCGGCGCTTGATGCTTGTGCTTGATAGTCAGCCATGTTTAGCCCTTTTATGCATTGCCAAATTATCCCATCCAATTGCCAGCTGTGGCAATCTGAGCTTGTTTCTTACGTTTGGCGGGTTCTTTAATCATAAGGGCAATATACCGAAATGCATCTGCCCCATGCGAATAATGATCGTGTAATGGGTTGCGACTAAATTGTCCCGTAGTGGGATCAACCTCATACCGATAATGACGTAGGCAAGCCAAGCCATCTGCGGCGTGTTCACGGTCAAACCAGCAATTAGGAAATATTGTCCTAGCGGCGTTGATTGAATCCACAATTGGCACTTTGGGCAATATGTGGGTTTTGTAGCCAGCAGCTCTAACAATATCGTCAATTGATCTACCCGCAGCGGCTAATGTCTTGTTCTCAGCATCATGCGGCAACCAAATAGTGTCATACACATATCCATAGGTTTGCAGGGTCGCCAAGTAGTAGCTGATGGTTTTTTGACTATCTTCGATGTAGCGGATTAGCCTGGTCTCCATGCCTACAAACTGCAAGAACCATATAGCTGTGCTGTCCGACCAACCCAAATCAAACACCGCATGAACTGGCTTGGTAGCGTCATAAGGCACACGGGTTATGCGCCCCTCTTTCTCAGCCTGCTGCATTTCTTTGGCAAAGATAGCCCCATCTACTGTTTGGCGACACAAACCTTCCCAAACTTGGTTATAGGCTTCCTCGTCACGTTCTTTAAGAGAATCCTTTTCAAGCCGCAAGGTTTCGGGAAACCAAGGATTATCTGACCAGTTAACCCGCATGGTGATGCAGTCTTGCGGAGGATTTACAACAAACCGTTGGTAGGTTTCGTCTGTCTCTAACTCGGGATTGAACGAAATCCATATCTCGCTACCTTCTTTTCGGATAGTAGGGATAAGAATATTCCACGATAGTCGGCTAGTGGTTTGAGCTTCTTCAACCCAAGCTATGTCTACGCCCTCATAAGATTTAATGTTGGCAATATTGTTTTTTAGGCCAGCAAAGGCAAACTCTGTGCCGTTCTTGCCCCTGATGCTGTTTTGGGTTATTTCATAAAAGCCAAGCAATCCAAGGGCTTCAATCTGGTCACACAATAGCTTGTGGACTGAATCTCTAATACTTGTTTGAAATTCTCGCGCACATAAGATGCGTAAAGGTTCTTTAGCGCCTTTAATTAACAACGCTCTTGCGATACCCCAAGATTTAGCGCCACCCCTCCCGCCATAAGCTACTTTGTATCGCGATGGCTTAAATAAGCCTTGTAGCTTAATAGGAAATTTGGCATTAGTAATGGCGCGATCAACATCATTCATTTGGCTTTACAAATGTAACTTGAATGCCTTGAAGTGGCTCACCATCTGCGCCTGTAACTTCTGCTTTAACTGTTTCGGACCAACGCATTTGTGCCTTTGTCCACCAAATTAAACTTGTTGTATCGCCAGCCGTAGCTTTTTGATACAAGGTTTTAGCAATTTGACTATTTGCCTTGGCTTTGCCCATATCCAATTCTCTACGATAGTGCTTGCGTAAGGTCTTATCGTCAATCTCTACAAGCATTGCTATCTGTTCATGCGGTAAACCCAAACCGCTTGTCGATTCGACTAAACGGCGCTGTTCATCGGTTGGAATGTGTTCTAGCATCTTTATTAAGGGGAAGTGTAAGGTTATTTTATTGCTTTTTAAACTTTTCATCAAGAATTTTAGGAACGGCATAATTCCAGTTAATTTTGTGATGTAGTCTTTTATTTGTTCTACCCATCAAATCAATCTTGCAGCAATTAGGCGCAGTTATAACGCTATAAAACGACTTTACATAAGTGCCGTATGCTTTATAGGCTTCTGTATTGCCGCCTGAATTTGACTGTGTTGCAAGTTGGACTAGGGAAATGTTCGATATTTGAAAAAATAACTTTCCTGTTTTTCCTAGCGTCAAATAGGTATTTACATCGTCATTCATTCTTCCAATAAAAATTATGTCATCTTTAGAGTCTTTGTTTACCTTGAATACAAAACTATTCATTGCTTTTCTTTTAAATGTATTGTTTTTAAAAGACCCTACTCCTCCAATAAAGTCACCCCCTTGAGCAAATGCTATGGTGTTTGCTTTTGTTCCATCTAAACATTCAATCATTAGATTTAAAATTTTATCTAAATTCTTAACTTGTGTGCCTCTAAGTGAATCTTTTTCTACAAATCTATACTGAAATTGCGTATAGTCATCTTCATACTCAAAAAAATAATCAAGGTTCAATTTACGAGCTATGTCGTAGCAAGCGTTTCTTGCGTAAACAATAACTTTATTGCCATTAAAATTGTCCATTATGTCAAATTTGCCTTGATAAGCCCTTTTGCTAAAGACAATTATTTCATTTTTGTATTTTTCCTTGTATTCATTTAATGTTTTATCCTCATCATCAACAATGATATAGATTTTCCCCGTGTAACCTTGTTTTCGCAAAGTTTGATACGTAATAACGTTATCAGGTCTTCCGTGGGAAAGAATAAACACAGCCAATTTTTTATTTGCATTCATTTTTAATCTTACTACTACTGTAATTATGCTTTCTTTTTAGATAAACAATTTCTTTTTCTAATACTTCAATCGTATTTTTTAATTCCCAATCATCATTTTTATGATCTTCACCTAAAAAATATACATCGTAGTCTAATGAAACAAAAATATCTGAGTCCTTATCAATGTTTTCATAGGGAATTACCTCGTCAATCCACTTAACAGCTCGCAATTGCATATAACGTTCATAAATTGATTGCTGTGGGTCTTTGTAGTTTGGTTTGCAATGTAGCCCAACAATCAAAAAATCACAATGCTTCTTAGCTTCTTCTAAGGACAAAACATGACCAGAATGCAAAATATCTGCAACCATAGGGAAAAATCCAATTTTCATTTTTTCACTCCTTAAATTAATTTCTTGTGGACGGTAAGGTTTACAGTTTTTTATGTGCAAATCATAATATGCTTTATGTAATGGAACTTTAGGATAGTTAAAGCAAAAAAACAACATCTTAATTGTTCCACTATGCGAAACTATTAATATTTTTTTATTTTTATAATTTTTTTCAACTTCATCTATAAAACTTTTAACTCTTGTGAAAAATTCCTTTTTACTTTCAATATTAAATTTTTTTATAAAGTTATAATTCTCATCTTTAAGTAATTTTTCACTATTAAGATGCTTTCCCTCTAGCAATCCTTTATTTAATTCTTGTAATCTTTTATCATAATAAATTTTTGTATTTTTATGATGTATTAAGATGTTATATGCAGTTGATTTAGCTCTTTTTAACGTTGAGGTAAAGCATAAATCAAAATGTTCATGCTTTAATTCTTTTGATACATTTTGTGCTTGCTTAATTCCAGTATAGTTAAGTGGAATGTCGAACTGACCGTGCATAATGCCATTTTTATTCCAATAGGTTTGACCATGCCTAACAAAAATATACTCATTATTCATCTTCAACATCAACATCAAACATATCATTAATTTGTTCTGTTAATTTAACAAATCCATTTTCGATAGCTTTATTAAAATCAATAATAACTAAGGCACTGTCTTCCATTAATTCTTGACATTGTTTTGATGAGTGCGCATAAAAATTAGCAATTTTTTCATAGTTAAAAACAATATGTCGTGATGCTGCTGCCATTAAAAATTGCTTTTCCTTCTCGCTTAATTTGCTTTCTTGAATTGTAGTAATTAAATCCATAGCTTTTTCATCATTATACAAATCTTCTAATGATGGCTTTTCACCTACTGGCTCATAAGTAGGTATGTCAACTTTTTGCGTGTATAAATTATCATCTTTAGCATCTTCAGGCAAAAAAATCTCATCTAGGTCTGCTTGATCAAAGCCAAGAATATCTAATGCAAACCCATCTGCCAACAATTCGTTGAGCTCAATGGTAAGCATCTCATTGTCACAGCTAGCATTAAGCGCCAGCCTATTGTCGGCAATGATGTAGGCTTTCTTTTGCGTTTCAGTTAAGTCAGCCAGCTCTATAGTTGGGACTTCGATATAACCCAGCTTACGCGCAGCCATAAGGCGACCATGCCCAGCAATGATGCCGTTCTGTCCGTCCACCAATATTGGATTAGTCCAGCCAAATTCCTTAATGCTTGCCGCTATTTGTGCCACTTGCTCATCGCTGTGGGTGCGGCTGTTTTTTACATAAGGAATT